CCGGAGGGAAGGTCAAACTCGCGGCGAATCTGTTCGGGGGAGGGGGTTGTATCGGAAGTCAGTACGATGGGTCCTGTTGCCATTTGAATCACCTCACGCCAGTGCTTGGCTATGGTTGTGGCGGCGCACGCGGGGCGCACCGCAGTTGTTGTTACTGCCCGACGCGCTCCACCACGTAATCCATGCGGTACTGCGCACCCGTATTGCTTGTCACAGTCGTGAACAGTGCAAACCTGCGACGGCTCTCCGTTTCCTGTGAGGATGTCCGCTTATCAACCTCCGATGTTTGCGCGGTAACCGGACAACTGGTCAACGCCATTCACGACGTACTGGTTCGAAAAAGCGTCAAAGAGGTAAATCTGGACGCCTCCGACGCTCAGGTCGACGTGGTAAACATCAAAGCTGGACGTGAACTCCACCAGCTCCTGCGACTTGAAGTCAATGTCACCCACATCGAACGGAACGCCGTTGAAGTTATAGATGACAGGACTCTCGGAAACCTCTCCCGATGCTGAGAGTGTCTGCAAGTCGCCGAGGCAACTGATTGAGCATGTCTGGCTGGACAAGGCCACTTGGCTGATGGTGTCAGGATCGAACGAAGACCACTTGATAGTGGACTCCATCATGTCCCAGCCGGTCGGGATCTTGATGCGCGCGGCCATGCCGAGGCCCTTGTAGTCTGTCCTGATGCGCTTGGGCTGTGGAATCTTGACTTCCGCGGCGCGCCCAAGGAGTTCAACACCGTTCAAGTACACGTTGCAATTACTGAGGGAATTGATGACGAGATTTGCCACGGTGCGCTCCTTATGCGGTCACGTTGAAGTTGCTGGTTGTGCTGGTGCTCGTTACGGATGCCCCGAGGTTCGCAAGCAGGCTGGTGTTGATGGAGAAGTTGTAAATGATCTGCTCGGCCGGCGGCGGCGGCATCACGCTTACTTCAAACGTGAGTTGCCCATTCGCCAGACTCGCAGGGGGGTTGTCAACCGGGTTGTAGGTGACCGTGCTTCCAGCAATCAATGCGCCCTGCTGGATGAGCGAGTTGATAAACCCATTCACGCTCTGCAAGATCGAATTGATGCGGCCGTTAGTGATGGGCTTGTCGGCAAAGGGGAGCGAACTGTACTGGATGCTCTGCTCCACAACGTCGAGGGTCCTGCGAACGGCGATAAACGTGGTCACTGCGCCGCTCGACGGGAAGCTCGATGCGCGGTTGCCCCATGTCCTGTAGCCGGTACCGAATCCGTTGAAGACCGTCATGATGCCGGCCGCGTTCAGCGCGTTCGTGTCCGAAGTCGGATCGTAGGCGCTCATGTAGAGGCTGACATCAGGACCCAGAATCCCGTTGATGATGGTGTTCGACGGCGAGAACCAGAAGCCATTGGCAAGGTCGTTGGCTGCTGTAGCTCCGGCAACCCAAGTGCTGTACGGGGTGTCAACGGTCCCGGTCAAGGTTGTGTATCCGATGGCTCCCTGCGCACTCACCACGACGCCGGTGGGGCTGATGGAGGTAGGCGTCTTCAACTGCCAAGGGAAGGTGAGTGCGAGCCGGTCGCTGGCTTGATTGAAGGCATTGCCGGAGGCTCCGCGGTTGGCTATGGCGGTTGCCACGGTCGTGTTCGGCGGCGCGTCGGTGAACGAGATAGCCCGGAGCTTCGTCGCCATAGCCAGCAGGTTGGCGCTGGTCGACGCATCGTAGAAGGTTGGGGTGATGAGCAGCTTGGCGAACAGGCCCATCGTCTGAAAGGTGGTCTGCAAGGCTTGGATGCCGGTGTAGGTGCTTCCGGTCACAGTCCCGATGATGTCGGTGTATGCAACCTTGGACGGGTCGCAGTAGGCACCGGAGACCTGCAAAGCCTGCGCTGAGGTGATTGCGCCGCCGCTCTTGGTGTAGAGCAGGCCGTTCACATAGTCGATGGTGTAGTCGGTGTTCTCGACGTAGGTCGTCGATCCGGCCTGGTTCTTGACCACGACGGTGGTAGGCGGTCCCGCAAAGGTCACGTTGAAGGTGGCACCGGTGCCGCTGCCCGAGGTGCTGGCCTGAGATACAGGGTTCGCCGGGACAGCCGAGTAGCTGCCCGCGGTGGTCACGGTCGCCGTCAGGACACCAAAGATGCCAAGATTGAAGGTTGCCCCGGTTCCGAGTCCTGTTGAACTCGCTTGCGTGAATGTCGCACTGTTGACCGTGAAGACGCCAGCATTGACGATGTTGAAGGTGGCCACGCCCAAGGTGATCGCCAGTTCGGCGCCAGCCAGCCCAGCGCCCGTTACGGGCTCAAGAGCGGGTGCCGTGGGGTTGGTGGTGTAGGAACCGGCCAGAGAGATCGACAGGACCGCAGTGATTGCGCCCCCGGCCACCGTCACAGATGCCTGGAAGCGAGTTCCGGTGCCGGTCGTACCCGTGACGGTCTGAGTCCCGTTCGCGCCGCCGCTGCCGCCGGCCGCCACCGTCGCGCCCGTGACCTGAGTCGAGGTCACTGTGAGTTGCGGCGCAACTGAGGACGTGCCACCAGTCAGCGTGATGCTGTCACCCGCTGCGTAGTTGTGCGATGTAGCGCCGCCGGGAGCATTCACCGCCAGTGATACGAGCTTCGTTGTCGCGACGGTCAGGACCGCGGGAGTCGAAGCCGTGCCGCCGGCCAGGGTAATCGTGTCGGCTGTTGCGTAACTGTGGCTTGCCGCGCCGCCTGCCTGAGCCACGGTATCCACAGACGCCGTAGAAAGAGGAGTGTTGGGCAAGCCTGGACCAATTAGGCCCATGTGGCCGAGTGTCACCGGCACACTGTTCGATGCGGGTCCTGTCAAGGGATTGAGCGTAAACGTGCTCTGGTGAAGAAGCGGGTTAAACACGTCAATGACAATGACGGCACCCGCGCCCTGGAGTTGAATGTCCGCAAGGGCTTCAGGAATCGTGTACCCGGAGACCTGCTTGCCGAACGCGGAACCCTGAGCGGCGGACTGAATGAGCGTCGGGACGTTGATTCCGGGACCTGCTCCAGACGATGCCGACCACTGCGGAGCCGAGCCGATGAGGCCAATAACTGCCGAGTTGACCACCTGAATGGATACGCCGTTGGTGTTAACCTCGGTTACCGTGATGCCATGGAAGAAAGCCATTTTCTCCGCTCCTTTGCCGCCAAACGTGAAAAGGCCCGGACAGCTCTGGCTTATCAAACCAGAACCATCCGAGCCTCAGTGCTTGAGTACCCGTCGATACAAAGTGTATCAGGTTGCTACTCCGATGGAACGATGATCTGATCTCCGCTCGGAGTAACGTTGAAAATCGCTTGCTGCAAGTTCGCCAGCGCGTAAGAGGGCAGCAGCCGCGGGCGAATGGTGAGGACGTTGAACGTCAAGTCGTACAGCCAGACGCGCCCTTGTGGGTCCTGTTCTGAGAACCTTTCCTCTGTGAAATAGGCGTGGCGGCACCCAGTTGGCTGGAATCCACCCAGCGCTGATTCAATCGCATCGATGAGAGCATAGACTGAGCCGGTCCCGCTGAGATTCCACGCCGTCTTGCGCGCCTCAACATGGACCTTGAACTGTAGCGTGCGCTCCTGGACCATGCTCGACGTGGCCAGGGGTTTCGAGAGTCCCGTGTTGCTGTAGGAAATCAGGACAAAAGCAATCGCAGAGCTCGCCCACCACGTATCCAAGTCGAAGGCTGGGTAGATGTAGACCGGGATTGCCAGGGAGCCTGAAGCGAAGAACGCCACAAGTTGTGCGGCAATCTGATTTTGAATCGAGTCAACAGTTAGGGACGCGGGGGGCGTATTGGTCCTGCCGCCCCATGCCGTCGGGTCGATCTGTACAGGGAGCGCGCCATAGGTGGGGTCGCTCATTTACGTGTTCGCCTTTGCGCTCAGTTTCTCGGCACGCGCGGCCGCTTCCTCTGCCAGTTTCTGATGCTCGGCAGCGCCCTTGGGCAGGTTGTCGCGGTAGGAGTTGGCGGCAGAACGGTAATGGTCCTGAGCTTGCCCGTGAGCGGCGGCCGCTTCCAGATGCTTGGCCTTCTGCTCGACGGTGAGGTCCTGCGCCGTCTGTCCATCCTGAACGCCTCCCCACCCGTAGGCCTTGCGCTCGTGTTCGCCCTTCATCTGCGAGTGGTGCAGACCATGGGCAATGGCCAGGTGCATCTTCTCTTCGCTAGCACCGGCATCCCGCTTTGCCATTGCCAGTCCGCGCGTCTGGCCGCATAGAACACAAGTGCAGCCCACGCCGTGATTATTGTAGGGGTTGGGGGTTGCCGACTTCGCCATTCCCATTCTGGAGTCTTCGTAGAACATTTGTCACCTCGAATGCGGCAGTACGATTTCTACGCCGAAGTTCTGTTTGCTCTGACGTTGCGACGAAGAGCCTGTGATTGTCAAGGTCCGGTGCGTGATCCAGCATTCTTGCACCAGACCGCCCAAAGTCAAGTCCGCCGTGGGTCCTACTGAGTCTTGGATGGCGCTCTCAACCGCATCCGCAAGGTTGTTAAGATTTGAGACATTGGTCTCATCTGGAACTTCGCCTTGAAGGGAAACAACTGAAATCGTGCAGAGTAGAGATACCCGCGCAGGCGCAAATAGAACGCTACGGTCATAGATCTCACCCGCCTCCATCATGAAGAATGCCGGGTACTGCTCCTCGGCCAGGTCAGTATCAGGAACTGGACGGCGACCGGCGTAGTTGAACGGGCTTGTCGGGGTCACAAGCGCCGCTTTCAACTGCGCAAAGAATGCTGCGTATATCGTTTCGCGGCCTAGTGGGTTTCCCATTACTCTCCCGACTCCTTGATTCCTTCATCGACAGCCTGTTTCAATCGCGCTTCAATCCATGCCCGGTTGGCGTCAAGAGCAGGACCCGCGAACGGACGCGCCGGGATTGAGACGTGATGCACGAGAACGAAAAGCAAGTGGACGATGCCATCCATGACGCCGAACATGTAGACGTTGTTGCCCACGTTCGAAAAGAAGATCCGATCATAACCAGCGTCTGCCGCATCCCGTGGTGCGAACCTTGCCACCCCTGCAGGCGTCAATGCGTCTTCCATGGGAATTGCAAGCATATGGCCGTTGGTTGCATCGATCTCTGCGCCGAACTCTTGAGCGGGACCGTACTTCAGACCCTTGCCGGCCATCATGCCACCGGTCAAGCCGTGCTCATCTTCTTCAACTGGCATTGCCGCCATAGATGCAGCGAGGTTTCCAGACCGTCTCTTGAGTCCTGATTCCTCGAAGTGTTGCTGCCCGTAGCTAGCCAGGTGCTCGCCTATGTTTGCCAGTTGGCGGCGCGCGGCCGTTCTGATGGCAGGACCCATATGATCCAACCGTGCAGAGAGCCGCTTGCCGCCTTCTAGGGTGATGTCCATGTTTAGCTGGCGACTGCCGCATTCACAGCATTGGCGTAGTACCAGATGCCGCCGTGGGCCTCCAAAGAGAGCTGGCTGTTGGCCGTGGCAGCAAAGGTCAGAATGTGCTTGTTGCCATTGATGACATTGGCCGGGGTTGTCACGGTGTGCTGGTTCGTGGTGGTAGTGATGAAGAGCAATTCGGCTCCATCCTGACCGCCCGCTGAAGCCGGGCCCGCTACCGGCGCTCCGATGGTCATGGCCGCTACGCCAGCGTAGGTTACGAGAATAGTGCCGGTGATGATGCTGATGACCGCATTCGCCGAGTTAACGACCTGATCAGGCGTCATCGCTCCATGCGCCAGCGTTCCGGTAGTGTTGAACGTCGGGGCCGCGGATGAATCGCCTGAGAGTCCCGCGTCAACCAAGCTCATGGTTGCCAGCGTGTTCAGCACACCGCCATAGCCATTCGGCACGTTGGGGGTAAGGTTCGATGCAATCTTGCCCTGGTTTGCGCCGCCCGTCACACGGTACACGTCATAGACGGCACCGGGGATCGTGTTCCACGAGATGGTGTTGGATGC